CGTTGGGGTCACCCGATGCCGTCCAATATTTGCGGTGGTCCGCACTGTCCTTATTCGCCGGTTTCGGCGTCTTTTTTCTGCTCATTGTTGTTCGTCCAGTTGAGGTCAAAACCCCGATCTCAGACGGTCGCCGCCGCACTTTTTTGCCACCGAATGGCAAAAGAAATGGCAAAAAAGACCGTCCAAATAACAGGATTTGACTCAATCGATTTGGCAGCAACCCCTAAATTCAGGGGTTTGGTTGCCTTTTGGCACGAACTGAACAATGGCGGAGCGGACGGGACTCGAAGGTATTTGCCTACCCTCTTTTTCGTCAACTACCGTATTCTATAGAATACGTTAGTGTGCAGCTTGTGTCAAAAGACGACATTTGGATACCAAATTAATGGCAAAAGGCAAAAGGAATTTGGTCAAATAGCAAGACGGGGTTGCGACCTTAATCGAGCCCCTGTTCAAGCTCCTCCTGCCTTGCCAGCGCAGGGCTATAGTGCTCGCTAAACTCGTCGAGGTCAGACCCGTCAGGATTCTTTAGTTCCCGCTCCTCTCGAGCGTTGGGATCTATCGGGGGGACAAGGCCTGAATGCGGTTGATTTTTACCGGGTCCCTTTTTGTTGCTGTCTGTCTCCATTGGGTTACGAAATCTTGTACTTGGTCTACGGCATCCTTCATAGACAAATTCCCTTTTGGCACTTCATCCAGCATCTTGCGTACCTCTACGGCAGCATTGGACCGCTTGAATGAATCGGGGTAAAGGTCTCGGATTGCTTCCCAGACTACGCTCTGAACCTCCCGTGGTAGGACCTGTTGCCCTAATTGCTGGGATAACCGACTAGCAGCGATGCGGTATGCGTCTGCATACAGAAAATAAACCCCGCTAAGTCCGCTTGCCGCGTTTTTAGTAGGTGTTCCAAGAGTATTTGACGTGCCGAAATTAGCTAAAACCTCTGGGCTTGCTTGCGAAAATGGCGCCATGTGCGCCGCCCCAACCGCATGGGTGTCCACAGTGACGTCCTGATAGGTAATGTCATTAGGGTCAACGATGTTGTTATAAAAGCTACGTATTTTGTGTTGGTTTCCTAGTAGCAGCGACATGGCTTCCATGTTTGGCGACCGTGTCATATCTAGCGCTAGCGCAATATCAGTGTAGGACGTCCACGCTAATCGTCCAATTCCGGGCTCTCCGGTGCGCACTTTGCCTGTCTCATCTTTAACCTCGTTTCCGATGTTTAGTTCCGAATGTGACCTAACGACTCTTGCAGCGGCACTGCGGTCTAGCTCCAGCACCTCGAGGAATTTTTTGCCCACATAGCCTTTTGCCACATCGTTTTCCCTTTGGGTTAATTTTGCTTTGACTGCCTGCCGCTCTGCGTTGGTAGCAGCTTTGCCTTTCGCGCTTTGCAAATACCCGTTGTAAGCCCTTTGTGCAGCATGATCGACCATTTGCTGGGTAAAGACCGGGTTGTCCTCAAAGGTTTGCAGAGTGTGGTCTACCATTGTGAGGTTGTTGAACCAGTCTGTCCCGGGAGACATTCTTGCCGTCATTCCTGCCACGGTCTCAAGCGTCATCCCGTAAACCCGCTTAGACTGCTCTTCTGCCCACGTATTGGCCCGGTCATACCAAGTGCGCCACTCTGCAACTAAGTTGGCAGGAACTGCATTAAACAGGTCTACAAGGTTTGTCGCGAGACGCTGCGTCATGCGCCAGGATTTTCTGCCTACCCCGGTTATTCCGCGCAAGTCACCTTGTCCAAGAAACTTGGGAACCGCACTGTTTACTTTGTCGCGGAAAGCAAAGACTGCCTTTCTAATTTTAGGCCCTCTCTCTTTTGCGACCAAGGGGATGAGATCCGACCCAATCTTTTGGCGCGGCGACAGATCAGGGTTTTCCGTAGCTTTGTCGCTACGTCGTGCCACTGCAACGGAGCCCATAGGCCCCTCATCCGGGATCATCGCCCTCCCGGTCAGGGTGCTGCGGAACCCTACGGATTCTGCTGCTGGCTCGACTCCGAGCTGTCGTCCCGGTTCCCCGAGTTGTCGGTTGGCGAAGTCGTCATAGACTTTCTGTAGACGGGTGCCGACCCGACTTGCCACCCCCTCGAGTAAATCGGATCGTCCGAGGGCGCCTCCACGAGTTGCGATTTCTTGCGCGAAAGCCTCTCCATTAGGGCTTGCTTGCTTAACTTCTCCATAATCAGTTGTAACGTCCTCCGTCTTCCAGTTGTTGTCTAGGTAAAAAGTGTCTGTGTCAAATTTCCTAGGCTTAGGCACCCCTAAAAGGACACCAACTTCCGCAAACACGTTGTCTCGTATTTCTGGGGTAATGTCTTCATTGAACCCTAGATGCACCAAAGAGAAACCTTCAGGGTTGCCGTAAAAGGCAAAGTCTTCGGCATTAGCTGCGGCAAGCCCGACCGACTCAAGCTCAGTCTGCACTTGTTGCATCACTTTGCTAACTTCTGTTTTGTCGAGCGCTTTTCCAACCTTGAAATCTGCTGCCTTCATTGCGCCACCTTTGCGAGGCAAGTTGCCCGCCACCGCTTCTTGCTTCATAAAGAAGCCCCGTAGAAGCGCATAAAGCTCTGCCTCTTCTTGACTTTGGAAGCCTCCGACTTGTTGCGCGTCATTAATTTCGATGCCGCCTTCACTGTTCACGTAAACCGACGCAGCTAAATCCGCCAACTTAACCTTTCTTCCAATTGCCCGACCAAACACGTCACCAAACTCGTCGTCTGCAATCGCCTCCAAAATATCGTCTTCAAACTGTTTTCGGTCTTGTTGGCTTGCAGAGTGTAACCCTTGCAGCACCCCGGAGTTCATCCCGGGCATGTTTTCCATGCTCACAACAGGTTCTTGAGGGTCAAAGAAACGCCCAGACGCCTGCGGATCCTGCGCGGGCATCTCCATAGCTTTCGTCTTTTCGAGAGAAAACGGAAACCCTGCTTTGATGCCGGAGTTCATCTGAGAGAAGCGCTCAATTCTAAATGAGCGCACCGCAGACCTTGCCTGCGAAATCTGAGCATCGTTTTGTAAAAGCAGGTTCGCTTCTTTATGCCCTCTGCCTACGTCTCCAAAAACGGCATTAAGCAGCGCTAATTTGTCCGGGGTAAATCGGGTAGCATTTTGAATGTTACGCCCGTGATTGCGCACCATCTCGTAAAAGTCATCCATCAGGCTACTGACATCGCCTTGGTAAGCCTTAAGACCTTTCTTGCTCTTTGCAATTGTCTGCGCGTTTTGCAGCACTTGATCCATGTTAATAGCTTTGACGATTACGTTGCCGACGTCAGTCTGCACCAAGCCGTAAGGCACGAACCGATACCATTTGGCGTCGATTCCTTTTTTTGGCACATACTGTTTCCAATCTCCTTTGCGGGCTTTCTTCCGTTCTTTTTTCCAAACCGGAAAATAGTAGCCCAGGACCGCTTCGCCTCTGCGGTCGGGATCAGACATTATGTCGATGAGGTCATCGATCATTCCTAGTTGCAGATCGTTGTAACCGTAACCTTCTCGAAAGTGCGCTTTTAGCGCTTCGACGTTGTCGTCGCGACGCACTAATTCAGTTGGTTTCCCCGGAATGATATCTTTTCGGGTGCCGTCTTTATTTAATACAGGAGCGGTTAGTGACCCGGTCAGGTCTGTAGCGTTATCTGTGCCCCTTCCTTCGTTTACTCTAGGTGCGTCGAAGTCTTTGTCCGGCAAGACTGGGAGCAGCTCTCGCGGCGGAGGCTCAGGTTTAATTTCTGCAACGCCTTTGACCTCGACCACATTACCTTGTTGGTCAGTTTTAAGATCCATGTGCATGTCCCGCTGCACTTCTTTCAGAGCTTCGGTGTCACCTTGACGAATTGCAGTTGGACTTGGCTTTTTTCTTTTGCTGTTTGGGTCGTCAAGGTCAGACAGCTCTGCTGCGCTAAGGCCAATGCCTGCGCGATCCTTCATCATGCGCTCAAGACGCGCAGACAACGCGGGGTGCTCCTTAAGAGCTTTCATGCCGGGAAGCCCCGGTTGTGTCGCTAGATTACCGTTCTGATCAAACAGAAGGCCTGCGTTCATAAGTGAGTCTTGCCGGAAAAACCTGCCCAGCAAACTGTCGTAGAACGAACGCAACCACGGGTGACGTCTGCTCCATTCGATTAGAACATTATTTCGCAAGCCTGCCGCAACACTGTCCATTGACGAATAGGCGGACCATTCCATCACAACGTCACCAAGTTCTTCAGCGTCATTTAGATCATACGGCTTGCGCCCAGATTCAAGGCGGATCTGATTGTAGCTCTCTGCCCACTCTTTAAATTCAGGAATTAGCTCTCCACTTCCTTGGACGGTTTCGTTTGCAGGAGTTTGCCGCAAAAACCCTCGAGGTCCAACGGCAGCTTCAATGATAGCTTGGCGAAACCCCTGAGTGTCCATGTGATGTCGAAACTCATGCGCCAGGATTGTTTCAACTCCTCGGGGGTCGTTGGGGTTAATAGTAATCGTGTTGCTGTCCGGGTCATACAAACCAGAGCCCTCCTCAAGATCTGTGATGAACTGAATCTTTAGGTCCGGGTTGTTGGTGTATGCGTTGCCATACATCCGCTTAACGATTGGCGGCAGCGAATCAAAAGCAGCACGCTGGTCAGGGTCTGTCAGAAACTGGTCGCGGAAGTTAAGAGCTGCATTGTAAGCAAGCCTATTGTGTTCTTTGACGTCGCCAGAAAGCTGCATACCGGCAGCTCGCCCTACCATCTTGCCTGCACCAATTATTGGCCCCTCAATGAGCAGAGATTCTGCTGCTGCTTGAGACAAAAAGTTTCCGCCTACCTGTGAAAAACCACCAGAGGCGACGTAACTAAATGGCAGCTCGCCTAAAAACGCATCCCGCCAAAGCTTTGCAAATTTAGCGGTAAGTCCAACCGTCATGCCGTATGCCGCTTCTCTGCCAAGATGATATTGCTTTAGCTTATTAGTTTTGGCCTCCTGCGCGAACTTGCGGAACATCGGGTATGCCATACGCCTGCGGCTAAACTCCTGACCAACCCGGGACATTTTCTCACCAAACCGGGAAAGCGTTTTGCCCCTTGCCCCAAGTCCAAGCGCTTTGCCTGCTAAAAACCCGACTCCAAACCCAAGCGGGTTGCCCCCCATTGCGCTGCCAGCAACAACTGCGCCCGCAACCGGTCCTACAATGTTGCCAAGCTTCTGCAAAATGTTGCCGGTCACGCTTGCTGTAGCACCCGTGGCCCGCAGTGGCATGCTTCTTGCCGAGCGTCCAACCGATCCAATAAACCCTGCAACGCGACCGGGCACTGTCCCGTCAATGCGCCCAATGCGCTGTTCTAATTTAGCAATTTCGGAATCAAGCTTTGTCCGCCGCGTTTGAAGCTTTGCTACGTCTGCTGTAGAAGGACCTCTTAGTCTGGCGGGCGCTAGTTGAGCTTGCGCAGAAGGCGTTGCTCTTTTTTGTGCGCCTTCCGCTGCCTGCAACTGCGCGTCAACCCGGCGACGATCTGCTTTTTTATCTGTTAAGTCTTTGCGCAACCTGCTGACTTTTCCGCCCATTTTAAACGCACCGCTAATAGCAGCACCAGCGCCCACTGATAAAACTACATCTGGAGATGCGATTGAGCTAAACGGCAGCATTAAGTCTCTTACTTGTTCTGCTCGCGGTTGGTTTTGCGGATCGACAACGTCAAGTTGGTCTAAATAAGCAACGGCATCTTGCACGCTTCGCCCTGCCCTCGCCTTGGCGGTTTCAACCTCTACTAATTCTTCTTGCGCAGTTGCCTTGCCTTCAAAAAAGCTCACATCGTCTGCAACTGTTTCTTTAACGCTTTCGGCAAATCCTACTACCTCACCGACAGCTTCACCTGCCTCCATGTTGTCGACATCATACTGGTCTTTCCAGAAATGGTATTTTGCTGCGGCTCGGTCTCGGTCACTAAAAAACTCTTTGGTGCCAGGTCCGTGCGTTAACGCGGCAACAAATCCATCATTATAACTTGCAGCGGTTCGGAACACTCCTTCTCGCAAATACTCGTCCTTCATAAGGGCAAGCTCTGCTTCTTCCTCTTTGCTTAATTTACCTCTTCCTAGTTTAAGTGCTGCTCCTGCGACCCCTCCAAAATATCCTAATGGGTTATCTCTAACCAAGCGGTCGTAAAACGTCGCTCCGCCCGGGACGAAACCTTTAACCAGTTTCAGCACTTCTGCCGCGTCAGGCAAAAAGTTTTCTACCGCTTGATCTAAAAACTCTTGCCACGTATCTGCGCCTGCGCCTGTGCGGTCCTGCCACTCGGTAACCGCACCAGATTCCGCTGCTTCCAAATACAAACGGAATCCTTCTGTCCGATCATTAATAGCTAAAATTGAGTCTAGACTATTAGTCCTGTCAATTTCCTCAAAAATTCTGCCCCTTTCTGTGACCCGCAAATTCTCGTCGACCAATCCCCGCGCATAAAAATCAATCATTTGGTTAGGGTCTTGCCCCTTTGCCTGCGCGTTTTTGAACAATGCCCGCCCAGCAGGCGTCGACTTGCCTTGCACGGTTACTAACCCGGAATCAAATAGAACAGGCTCACTTGCCGCTAGCCCTGTTCGTTCGGAGTCACTTGCTTCTTGAACTGGACCCGGCAATGGAACTGGGTCGGGCGCTGCTTGAGCGTCTTCTCCTGCTTCTATTCGTTTTCTAATAGGATCCGGCAGCTTGGCCCTTCGTTGACGTTCAACAATGCTCCTTGCGACAGGGTCGGTAAGCCCGGGCGCTGAACCGGGTCGCACTGGGCCTTTAGGTCCAATCAGAGGTTGCCCGGGATACAGTTGTCCCGACGAAAACCTGCCGAAAAAACCTGTCGCCTTTTCGGCGCTTTTTTTCAGGAATTCTACGAGGCCCTTGTCTTCTTCCTCTTCTGCCATCCTTTACAGGTATTTGAGTGCCCTTAACGCAAGGCTTACTTCGCTGCTTCCTTTGTCAGTTTCCGCTCCTTGGTCTTTTTGATTGTGCGGCAGGAAGATTTGCAACTTGGGAACGTCTCGGAATGCCTCTCGAAGAATGCCGGTGTATTCCTTAATACCTGCTTCGGTTTTTAAGAAATTGACCATTTTATTATCGGTCACCGCAAACAGCTCAGAATGGATAACGCCTTTCCGTCCGCCTTGGTTTGTATCGCTTTTGTTTTGGCTTGTTGTCTTCAGTCTAGATTCGAGCGACGCTTTTGGAGCACGTCCGTGGACTTTCTCAAAAAGTTCATCCATTAACGCAATCGCTCCTCCAGCAGCAAGCCTTGCCTCCGGTGTCGCATCATCAGGTATGACCATAATTGGCTCCAAAACTCTGCGGATAACTTTGCCGTTTTTCTTGCCTGAGTGATTGGCGTCTAAGTTAAGCAAGACGTTGCCTGCTTTTCTTAGCTTAGTGCGCTCTGCAAGACCGGGCACAAAGCGTGGTTTTATTTTCTCCGTTGCGCTTGGGTCGTAAGCAAAATTCTGGACCAACTTTGCTGAATACTTTGGGAGCGCTGCGCCTTCAATTTTGTCGCTCAAAGCAACTGCTGAAGAGGCAGGAGAACTAGTTAGTGCAACTGCCTTAGTTGTAGGCTCCGCTACACCTGCACCGCTTGTGTCAATCTCTTCAGGTATAGGCTCTGCTGGGACTGGCACAGCTTGCGCAGCGTCCTCGAGGGATGCTTCTTGTTGCTCAAGCGCTCGTTGCACCCTGCTTTGTTGAAGCCTGCTTGCAGGCGGACCCGGCACTCTTCCCTCAACTTCTACGTCTGGCACCGGTGTCTCTGGGGAATCCCCTGGGCCTTGCCCCATAGGAGGCGCAGGCGCAGGAGCCGGCGCACGATTCGTGCCCTTGGCTTCTTGCTCTTCCTGCTCAATCAATTGGCCTAAAGCGGAACCGGGGCCTGCGCTTTCTCTGGCGCCGCCTTGCCTTGCAGCTCCCCCGCCTTGCTGCTCTTCCCTGCCTCCTGCTGGGTTAAAATTGGAAGAAGGGACGTAGCCTAAAAGCGTTCCTTTTTCTCGAAGGTATGCGTCTGCTTTGGAAATCTCCAACTGCTTCCCTTCATACTCACGAATTGTAGCATCAATAATGTCGAGGTTTTCCTGCTTTGTTTTGCCTAATCCAAAAATCGAATCTTTGGCTTGTCGCACATCATCGTCAGTCACAATTGCTCCGTTTCTCGCTTTGGCGATTTTTTGAGCAAACCCGGTCTGGAACTGCATAAATCTTCGCGTGTACTCACTACCCGCTACATCTCCAAGTTTGCCCTGCGCCATTTGGAGCAACCGCAACCCTTCGTCGCTTTCGGCTACAAGATCTCGAAACTCTTTAAGTTGTCTAATGTCATCGGGAGTGTCAGCAGTTGCGCTTAGACGCTCTTGAAAATTCTTTTGTGCAGTCTTGTCGTTTTCTTCAATGGCAGTAGAGCGATACTGAATTCTGCCATCTGGCGCAGTTCGCACTCCTAGTTCATTGAACGGAGTAATCTGAGTCGGCTTTAATTTCTGTCTCTCCAATTCTAAAGCCTCCCCTTTCAAAAACACGTCTGCCGCCTGCATCGTGCGGTTAAAATTTGCTTCCGCAGTTGCCACGTCTTGAGCTTGTTTTGCTGTAATCGCGTTAACGAGCGGGTCAATTTGCGACACAATAGCGTCTTTTTCTGATCCTCGAGCCTCGTCACTTTGCAAAGTGTTCAGAAGTGGCGCGAGGCGAGAGGTCATTTTCTCGTTGCCTTCGTGCAATTTCATTAAGGCTTGGATTTTGGTCTCGGTTCCTTTGCGGGCGACTTTGCGCTGCCTACCAACTTCCATTCCCTCGGCAAGACTTTGACCTGCTGCGGCAATGCCTTTGCCCATAGCTTCGGCGCCTGCCATCGCACCCATAAGGATGCCTCTTGTATCTGCGCGACCTAGTGACGGGTCTACGGTATCTCCAATTCTAGCCATAATAACTTTTGTTTATCCGCGTGAAAGAAGGCCTCCGCCAAGGGCTCCTAACCCTGTAAACAACCCGCCAAAAGCAGACCCTGCTCCTGCTTGCTGCGCCCCAAAGATGTTCGCGTCGTATTCCATTTGTTGACCACGTTGCGCCAGAGCGAGGTTGAGTCCCATGTCGGGGTTAAACGTCTGCGGAGTTGCTCCTCTGCCTCCCAGAGCCATGCTCTGGCCCATTCCTTGGAATGCGTAAGGTATAGCGCCGCTTGGCCTACCAGTGACCGCTAGCGCGGGATCCGCCCCGGAGGCGGACAGCATTTGGAACAGGTTGCCCCCTGCCCCCATTGCTTCGGCGCGATTCTGACGCATAATGTCCTCTCGTCCCATTGCCTCTGCAAATACGGACGCACTGTCGAGCCCTCTTCCACGCGCCGCATACGCCTCTCTGGCGCCCTGCTCTGCCATTCTGGACTGCTGGGGCGTTACTCCGCCTGCGCGAGCGTAGAGGTCATCTGTGAGCCCTTGTTGCTGTTCTATAAGCCTCGCACGCTCAGGATCCGCTTCTCGGATGGCTCTGACCGCTTCTGGTCCTAAATCTCGGATGTCGGCGATGTCTGCTTGCCGTTGTGCCCTTGCCTGCGTTTGAGACAGTTCCTGCAATCGTGGTGCCGCCCGCTCAAACAAATCAAGAAAACCCGCCTGCCCGTCTGTCCCAAATGCCGCTGCTTCTTGACGCGCCATTTCAGCGCCTACGAATTGCGATCCAAATTCTCTCTCGGCGTCAACTAGCCTTTGCTGAAAAACCGGGTCGGTAATGCCTGCACCTGCTTCAAAGTCTTGCCCGAATAAAAAGCGCCCCATTGCTTCATTGGGGTCGATGTATGCCGGTGCTGCTGGTGCTCTAGATTTTCCTCCCATGTCTCTGCAATATTTTGACGAGTAGCCTTTGATCGTATTCTACAATAGAAGGTCCGTCCTGCTGTTCTCTACACCCAAACAACCTTCCCCGAATGACTTCTGGTTGCCGGTCAATTAGCTCAAGGCACATCCGTCGCAAGGCAGGACCCTGGGCCCATAGGAATGCCAAAAAGAAACAATTCCCGGTAGGGTCGTCCGGGGTCCAGTTAAGGATGTCGTCCCACGTCCACTTGTCAGTGGTGCGATACCACATGAAAAGCCCATCCACCTCTCCGTCTGTGGTGTGGTAGATGAGAGTCTTTTTGAGGTAATGCCACGCGATAAGAATACGCACGACCTCGGGCTCAAAATGCTCAAGGACGTAGGCGTGATCCTCGTTCTTGATTGTGAACTCGTACAGTTGGTCAAATAACCACGCAGTTTGCGGAGGGAATTCCCCCTTCTCCAACCACGCCCGGACGTGTCCCGCTTCAATATCAGGCAAGCGTTCCAAAGACTGCAAAACTAACGTGGCGACCTGCGGTTGTTGATGGGACGTGAATGTAAAAACTAGTCGCGCTAACTAGCTGTACCGTAACAGTGTCACTGCTATCAGACCAATCTGCGGTGTGATGTTGTTGAGCAATGACCGTGTAGTCAGAACTGCTCATCGTGCTGCCAAGGGTAAACGTGTATTGCGTGCCGCTTGCTGCGGAACAAGTAACATTGTAGAGAGAAACCGCATCTGCTGTTCCTATTGAACCGTCTGCCTTAATGAGCCCATACGCTCGAGGCAGCGGAAGGTAAGACATTAGCTTTAACCTCTTCAGAGTGCCGTTGTCAGAGATCAGCACCTCGTCTTGAGTTAGATGAGGCGTTGCAGCAAGTTCAGTTTGTCCGGTAATGACGTCAGCGTTTAAATGCTCTTTGTCAATTGACCCATCCGTGTAGTGATCACTGTCGATTGCGTTGTCAGCAATTTTTGATCCCGAAACGCAATCTGCTCCTAGTTTGTCTGCCGTTACCGCACCGTCTAGAATCTTGGCTTCTTCAACGGCGTTGCTTGCAAGTTGCGTTGCAGTGATCCCGCCTGTTTTCACAATAATTGCCCCGGACGATAATGCGGTTGTAGAATCGTCAACTGCGTCAGAAGCAAACGTCGCAGCATCAACTAAATTGTTGAGCTTCGTATGAGTCATTTGCTCATCAGAGGCAAATGTGTGCCCTTTTGAAAATTTAGCCATTGGTCTATTTTGCGGATGTTGGTGAGTTAAATGTGCTGGTTGCTCTGATTGCTACTCCTCGCAATTCAGGCCTGCCGGTTGACGGGGTCCAATCGATCTGTGTGCTGAACCCACGAGGATTTCCTGTTCGTGAACGCACCGATGCGCCTTCGGCTTTTGCCAGCACGCTGCCTAGTCGATCTGTCAACGTGCCTAGTTTGGTGATGCTATCAGGATCTTCGGTAATGAGATTGATGTCTCCGTCACTAGCGTGTTCTGCGTCGCTTTGTATGTGCAAATCTACGTGATTAAACCGCTTTCTTTCTACAGAACCAAAGGTGTAACCCCGGGTGCGCACTTGCGCGTCAATAGGGTAAATTGTCGCCGCATTTTTGCCTGACGTTTCATAGATTGAATCGTCTGCTCTTCCGGTTTGAGAAATCTTTACGACCCCGCCTTGTGTCGTCACGGCATAGACCTCGTTAATCTTGCCAGACTTAGCAGGAATAAGATCTAGGATTGTGAACGACGACGACGCATACGAGTCGATGCTTTCCCAAGCATTGTTTAAAAACGAATAGACCCAGATCTCATTTGGTTCTGTAGACTCACCAATTGGAACTGCAATGTAGTAGCGATTATCTGAGTAGCACGCGACCGCTTTGTCCATGTGGTCTCGGTTTACACGTTTGAACTCGGTGTCGATTGCTTCGGATAGAGGCACCTCTGTGCCTCTAAGGTTTAACGCATCTTGGAAGGTAAGACCCATTACCCCATCGTCAGAAAGAAATAAGAACGCTCCGGCGTGGTAGATAATTGATTTGCGAGAGATGCATCCGAGTTCGTTAGTCAAAACGTGCGAGGACACATCCAGCAACGACCCTGAAACTCCAAGTAACCGGTGAATGCTGTTGCGATTAAACACAACTAGTGAGTCGTCGCCAAATGGGTGCATTCCTACGACGTGATCTGCTGATCCTGCATTAAGTCGAAACTGATTAAGAACTGGATCAAAAGTTTGATTGTCAAAAATGTCCGAAGCGATGATTTCATCGCGGATTTCGGGTGACCGAGCAGAGGGCGACGCAGCAGAATCGTGCGTGTAAGGCACAAACACTCGTTGTCCTGCCAAAACGCCAAAACCTGCTGCCGGGGCGTTAATAAAACCGCCACCAAGGCTCACATTTTTACGCACTACAACTGTGCTGCTTCCGGCGCTTTCGACGTCTGCGTAAAAGTCAAAATTGTTGTCTGTCAGTCGCGTAACTCGAAAGCTTCTACCTACTGTCAGACCAGACGATCCTGCATCAACAACGACCACGCGGTCGCCTGTTACAAGCCCATGAGCGCTGCCCATTGTAAAGCTGACCTTGCCGTCCGTTGCTACTGTAACTGAATCTGAAAGCTCAATTGGTTGCGTCTTTGTGCCGGTAGCAACTTTTGTGAAAGCCGGTGTGCCTCCAAATCCGGTAGACCCGTCTTGCGGGTCAAAAATTAACGTGTTTTTGCCCTCACGCCTAAGCATGAGCTTTCCAAACTCAGTCTGCAAATGAGCAGAGGCATTGACTGTGACTCCTGCCGGATAAGCAATGTCTGTAGACGCTAAAGTCGAAAGCTTAATCGAAACCGCTTTTTCGTTGTAGGCTATGACAATTGATTCGTCGTTTGACAACGTAGGATCCGAAAACCTACAGGCTCCGTGGACGCTTGTAATGCCGCCGGACAACTTAATTGCACCTACTACTCCACCTGTCCATGAACCACTCACCCCGGAAACCGTAACGTCAAACGTGCTCGAGCTTACATAGGTTGCTGCCCGGTTACCATTCAAGGTGCCTGTGCCGCCGGTAAAGCTGGCTAAGTTAACCATGCCGCCGGTTGCCGGAATACCGTGAGCAATAGGATAACTCCCACTGTTTTTAGTCGTGATGCGAATGGTTCCGCTGCCTTGGTCTGCACCAGTGCAATGCGCTCCTGTGGTGTCGATTAGGACTAGCGCAGATGTCCCGGTGGTCTCCTTAAGGAAGGGTATAACTGCTGTCGTTGTAAGCGCACCAGAAACGCTACGTGCGCCCTCACGCACTTTTGCCGCGCCGCTTTCGTCAAACCTTACGTTGCGAGCTATAGAAACCTGCCCGGGCTCAAGCTGGGATGGGCGCAGTCGGGAAACCAACCCCCTAAATTGAGTGTCTCCGTCTTGGAGAACCGTGCTCTCAAGTGGTGAGCGAAGAAGCTTTTGTAAGTCCGACCGCATTCATTTTAGCGATTATACGCAACAACCTCACCCGAGGCTAAAGTGACGGAATCAAATCTTCCGTAAAGAGTCTGACCTGCGCTGATTGTTATGTCCGCATCAAAGTCTGTAATGTTTGAAACGCTTGTGCTTGATATTACTGCGGCAGCGTCACCTACCGCCATAATTGACATGAAATCCCCAGTGTGCGCACTGGTGTCATTAATAAAGATTCCGCCATTGCCAGCAGTTAGCGAGTAAGCTGTAGCTCCTTGTCCCATAATTGTATTCTAGTTGTAGCTGTCGCACCTAGCTTCCGCCTCGCATCTTGCGCTTAGGACGGGGCCCAGGGATTCTTACTCCTGCTTTTTTTGCGCCTCCTTTTTTCTTTGCGGGGCGACCAACTTTATTTCCGTATGTTCCTTTTCCTTGTGGCATTTTACCTTGCTTGGTTGCTTGCGTGCGTGCGCACGCGGTTGTTTACAAATTGGTGAGCACGGTTCCGGTCAATCCGGTCCAGCTCGCGTTGTAGTGCGGCATAAGCCTTGGCCTCCATAGCCGCACTTTTTTCACTAAATCCGTCTGCTTGCAGCATGTCTGCTACGGTGCCTAGAGCACAAAACTCATGCCATTCGCGGGGCAAGGTGGTCGTATCCGTTCCGAGGTCCCCGTAAGTCTCAGTGAGCCTTCGCTTGTAGGTTAAATAGACTACAGGAAACGAAACCTTTGCATCCTCGAGATCCGTGCTGTTAGCGGTAATTGAGAAGGCGTGTGCGACGACCGCTAAGTGAGCTTCTGGCGAAGTGTCTGCTTGCGTTACATTAGTAAGAGTAAACGTGTCGTTGCAGGAGGCGTTTGCAGTTGTTGAATCGGTGACAACCCCTTCCACCTTTACGGTTCCACCAACGATTGCATCAGTCTTGTTGGTTAAAGTCAAAAGAGCTGATCCAAAACCGGACGCCCAAGTCAAAGGCACTTGGCTTGCTCCATACACAATCTTGTAGCCCGGTAGTTCAACACCGTCTTTGCCCATAAAGACTTCGTATTCCTTAACGCTATTTACTGCGTAGGGATTGGCGTCGTGCGCCCGCAACACCGTATCAATATCGCCCCCTTTAATGCTGGTGACATCTGTTGTGGAAGACGTAGTGCCAACAAACGGAACGAACAACCGCGTAGGGTCTGCATCGTTAACGATTCTTTCCTCCGTAACTAAAAATTGATCCCACAGATCGCTTTCTCGATATGCGGTGTGCGCCCGGGAGTTAATTAACACCCGCGCCCTAGTTTTTTCCAAAGTGATTAGATCCGCCCCCAACAACGCTTCCACTAAAGAAAGCGTCTCTGAATATGTTATCGTCTGGCTCACTACTTGTTACTCCGCAAGTGCGGGTTACGCTTCAGGTAGTCCTGCATGAACTCTTTATCCTGCCAGCACCCCCGAAATTTTGGGTTTGCCGCAAAAGCCATGAACTCATCCATCGGGATGCTAGCCATGTGTTGCATGGTGCGTTGTTTGCGAAAACGAACGTCTTCTTTATTTGCTCGAGCTTGAGCAGACGCTTGTTGGTTGATTGCTCGCTCTCGAGCTTCGAGCAACCTGGCTCCGGTTCGGATCTCCCGCTCCAGTGCCCGAGTAGTTTGTTCAATTAATTCCATTTAAGGAAGGGTGCCCCGCCCGCCGCAGGTACTAAACGGTGGACGGGGCTATGGTTGGACGAACCAAATCTATCCTCTTTCGTTCACATCAATGATTTTAAGGTAAAAGTGAATTTCACCTTGAGTCAGTTCGTTGACGGAATACGCCGTGCCAGACGCATCTGGCGTAAACAGGTAGTCGACAGTGTCGTCTCCGGTTGGGTAGTGCTGACCTCCAGCGGCAATGTATGCCCCGGTGCCAAACCCTGTCGGAGGGTCCGTGTTGTCGAGGTGGATTTGCGAGGACGCAAGTAACCCATCGGGATCACCACCGTCTCCTACCGCGACAGTCAAGTCAGACCCACCACCTGAATCATCAAATGGGGTAATTAACCGATATGCGATGCCGACAATGGCCTCACCCTGCTTAACTGCATGAGTAAGGGTATGAGTAGCAGAATCCGATACGGTTCCTGCATTGGCCACCGAGAAATCGTCAAACGTGACGATGAATTTATGGGTAAACCCATCTGCTCTATTCTGCGTGTTTGCAGTTGCGATATATTTGCTCATTTCTGTTTTCCTTTCTAATTCTAAGATTAAGCAAGACTGAACGATCCGTGAGCCTGTGGGTGGAACATCTCGAGCGTCGACCACATCTGGCAATAACCCCGGCGACCTGCTCCGCCATCCTCTAGCTCCGAAGTGGAGAGTGGGATAAGAGTTGCGAGCCCGACGTAGTCAAAGTTAACCACCTGCGCGGTGTCCAAGTTTGTTGCGTCTGGACTGCACTGAGGATTACCGGATACGATGTTAATGGTGCCGAAGTCTGAATTATAGACGTCAACTGCGAGGCTAATCTCACGACCGGTTCCCGGCACGTTGTAACGACGCATGTCATTGGCACTTCCACCTGTGCGCATGAAGTTTGCTACCGAAAGTCGGACGTTTGAGTCCGCAATCATGGTCACATTGTTCAATTTGCCGCTGACATTGTAGCAACTGGCAAGCATTGCATTGAGGTTAGTCTCTGTGATTGCAGCAGTAATAGTTTGTGCTGCTGCTGGTGCGTATTTGCTTGGAATGTCACTACCCGGTGAGGTGGAGACATATTTGCTAAAGCCGCGCATCAGAGCCTTAGCAGCACCGCTACCGGTCACCTTGTCATTTGCAGAAAGCGCTGCTTTCTCTTGGTCGCGCTTAATTTCGCGAATCGCCTTAACAGACGCATTAGCGTAATTAGCCTGAACGCTTGATACTGCGTCCTGCACTACGGAGGTTCCGAAACTTCTGCGGAAGCCTTGAACCGTGTTTCCGATGCGGACCTGATCAATGAACTTATCATCGAAAGATGAAACGTCGCTTGATTCCAGAACACCATCAGCGACTGGGTCTGCCAATTTGTCTATGACCCACTCATGGTTAGTGCTAGTCGCTTTGTTTTTAGCGGCAAGACTCGTAAAAGGGGTTTCCTCTGGAGCCAAGATTGTGACGAGGTCATGGAGATCCTCGAAATTACCCACCGCTCCACCTCCTTGGGGAGCAGAAGGGTTGTCGTAAGATGCTGTAAAAGCCATTTTTTTTAAGAATAAGAGTTAAACTTGATGTTTGAATATTTCGGTGAGAACTCTGTAGTCCCCGGTTTTTTCAAACTGACTTTGGAGTGCCTTTAGCTCTTTGGCAGGCTTGCTAGCGACCTTTGCAGGAGCAGCGTTGCTACCGTTTGGAGAAGCAGGAGGTTTCAGGCGCAGCGGTTTTTGTTGCTGCTGTGGTGCCCGGGCAGTTGTTGCCGATTCACCTTTCTGCTTCTGAGCCTCAGACCTTGCGATTGAGTCCGCCGCATGTGCAATGACGAGAGGAATCTCAGGCATGTCGTTTTTCAGCGCACTGAGAGCAGGGTTGTTAAGCACCTGCTCATACCGTTGCCGAATTGGACTGTCGTCATCCTTCATCCAAGCAAACTGTTCTCCCGCCGCAGTTTCGTACTGGGCACGGGTGGCGATTACTTGCTCCTTCTGCTGAAGTTGCTCGTAACGTGCCGGGAGGTGTTGCTCTTTTGCGCGACGTGCGGCTCTCACCATTTTTCGCACCTGACTCTTTGTGTAATCCTGTCCGTCTTCTTGATAAACAACCGTGTCACGGTGTTCGTCTTCGTAGTCTTCCAAGACCTCTTCAAAGTGCTCGATCAGTCCGTTGACCTCCGTGTATTTTTCACGAAGCCCTTCAGTCGAATCGATCTCTGAAAAAGGGTTAGTTTCAGGGGCGGGAGTTTCCTCGAGAGGATTCTCTTTGGTGCTCAACTGTGCGATTTTGCCCTCAAGCTCTTTTCGTTCACGTATAAGTTGCGCAATGCGTTCAGCACCACGCGAATTCATTTGCTCTGCTAGTTGCTCGAGTTGCGCCTCGCTTAGTTGGTCAAGGTCCGCAGTCTGTTCTGTTGAAGGTTCTGCCGGAATTTCTTCCTGCTCCTCTTCAACCGGGTCCGAAAACATTTCGGCGAGTTGATCGCTATGGATCACGTCGTCGGAAGTTTCCGTATGTAGCGTGGTGTCTTCTGTTCCGGCATCCACGACTGCCGTTTCGTTCTCTGTTGTCTCCATCCTCTTTACGCCTAGACGTCTGCGTGCTTTAATACTACGCGGGGTTGTCCGACCTATTCAGGACGCAAGAGAGCGACGAGATCATCAAGAGCTTCGATGCGTCCAACTAGCTTCCACAAATCAGAATCTTTTTGAGCAGAACTCATTGCGGCAAATGCCGCTTCGCGTCGCTCTATTAATTCTTTGCACAGTGGGCGGGCGTACAGAGTTTGCTTTAGGTAAGCGACCGTATCCTCAAAGGAGGGATCCTTGTCTTCTGGTGTATTCACGATTGTTGGATTCCTTCTGCCGGTTCAGTACCTAGCCTTCCTATTTCCGCATTACGCTGCTGCGTAAGCTGGAACTGATACTGCTCAAAATATTTAGTAAGCCGCGCAGAGAACGCTTCGTCCTCTTGCATCCGTTGGGCAACGTCGGGAACTTGCGAGTAGTTTTGCCCTATCTGCATCGCGATTTCTGCCCCCTGGGGGCGTGCGCCCACTTCGACTCCGGCGTAAATCATGGCTAAATCCTCTGCCACGTCCCGTGCCATTTTTGCTGCTCCTGCTTCTTGCGGTTGAATAATGGAATCCGCTAGCACCGGGTCAATGGCGGCAGCAGCAACTTCGATTAGGCTTTCGACGTCAATTTTTCCGGTGCGGTCATACTGCACCAACTGCAACATCTGCCCTAACTTTGCTTCGACCGCTTCTGGGTCTTGCGCCATTTGCGCGTCAAAGTGAATTGCAACGTCAAGATCTGCATTAGGATCTCCCTTGTCGAATTGTTGCGGCTCAGGCACCCCGGACACCCGGAAAAGCATTTCATCAGGCCCATAGCGCAAATAGCTGCGGTATGCTTCGCGGATTACGTCGCGAACGTGCATAAGGAACTTGTTTACGTAGAAAGCACGCTTTGTTTGCGCATCTGGATCTTCGGCAGGATTACTAAGCCCAACCATTCTGTCCGCTTGTTGCAAAAGGGTGTTTTCAACCTCAATACTTCCCGCGTCTCCGGGCGGCGGGTCCATAAATGAATACTCCCCCGGTCTTCTTTCGGTAACGTGCCCGCCCGGACGGAATTCTGGTTTTGGTCGCCCTACAGGTCCTCGAGAAGGAGGAAGAGTCGCTATGCTTGCCCGGTCAATACGGGAATCCCGCTCTGCTTTAACCTGCCACTGCACACCGCGCAGAAGGTCTGCCATGCTGTGAGTATCGTAAAGACGCTTAGAATCATTGTGCAAACGGCACACGACAAACGGCAAGTCGTCTACTCCGTTGAGCAGCTCGTATTTTGCGTGCAAGTTTTGCGGGTGATGGCGAGCGCTCCACACCGTGCAGTAGATGCCTTCCGCATTCTCGTCAGAAATAAGACGCTGATAGGTGTAGATTATTTCAACCAGTCCGTTGTCGTGCTCGACAGGCGCCGCTGCCGGTTGTCCGAAACTTGTGCTGTCAAATTCTCGAGTATTCTCTCCTCGAGCTTTTTTAATAACCTCGTCAGCAAAATCCTGGGACCATCCTTCAGTGTTGACCTTAGAAATGACCTCTTGCGGCGACATCAAGACGCGACGATGAACGATGTTACTTTTTTGAACGTCTACGCAGCTTGGTGGAAAAAAGACGTCTGTGTCGACCGATAGAGTTTGCACGATAGGTCGATCAATTGCCTTAATTGAGATAGGCAGCTCTGCTTGACCGGTTTTGCGCAATTGTCGCAACGCTTTGCGTGCTTTTCGTTTTGTAAGTTTTGGGAACGTGCTCTGAAGAAACTCGATCACAAGATCGTCATTATTTTCGTCCATCAATAACTCGGCAAAATCTGGATTCATCGATGCTATTTGCTCGATATCCATAGCCTGCAACCTGCTTACTTCCCGCTGCTCATACCCGATGTAGGTAACAGCAAGGCCTTTCTCAAATAGGTTGTTTGCCGCCAGTTCCATTTCCTCTCGGAATCGTGGGACATATGAATCGCGCATCCATTTCAGGAAGGAGCTAACAACTCTAGCTCTTGCCGAATCCCCTATCTCGACCGGGTAAGCACGAATGTGCGCACGCTCGAGGGCAAACATGCACATGGAAACAAACGCATTAATGCGCTCCCCAATGACCATCGCTTCTGAATCAGAACTTCCCTCCCACGGAACTACGTCTGCTCCTTTTTTGCGCAGATCCTTTTGCTTGCCGCTCCAACTATTGCGCCGGGAATCGTAATTATCCCGGCATTGATCGATAAAAGTTTCCAGTTCAGAAACGGTCTCTTGGTAGTGCTGGTTTAGGCCCGCTACGTCGGGACCACCTGCTTCGTAAACCTGCGCATCATTGCTCACCCCCATACCTTACCGTGTCCAGTCCCTACTTTGGGGCAAAAGAAACCCCCGGGGGTTGCCCGGGGGTATTCACAAGGTTATTAGCGGTTTACAATTTGAACCTTCATTAGCTTGTCAAAGACAAAACTTTCGACACAGGTCCTTGTTCTAGCCACAAATTCACCTGTGACGATAAGTGAATGGTAGCTTGTGCCGTAGGGGTTGAGTTTTGTGATAGTTACATGAGACTGCGCGTTAGGGTTATCGAAGTCTTCACGGTGGATCACGTCCCCGACCTCGAGGTCACGAACCAGTTTTTTGGTGTATGTTGTTTTCTTCATAGCGGGACCATTATACTAAACGGCATTTCTGTTAGATGCCGACTCGACCCGATTTGGGGGCGTTGCAAAAATCCCGCACTGCTATGGCAGCGCAAAAAAAAATGGAAAAAGTGCTTTTTGCGTTTTTCTAACAAATTGCCAAAATGTTCACTTCGCCCTTATGGCGTTAATGTTCACTTTAAAAAGAGGCAGTTGTTTTTTTCCTCCTTCTGGGCGCAAAACTCCATCCATCTCCCGCGCAACGGTCATTTCGACCCAAGTGCCACCTATTGGTTTAGGCGGGCGACCCATCTGACTGTGCCATGAAGAGTTTGCTGGGTCATATTCTTGCTTGTAAGTGGCACTGCACAAATGAGTCTGCTCATCTAGGTAAACCCTGCCTCGACTTGTTAGTCGCTCTCTTGGCATTGTAAGGATCCATTCTTCATGGATATGCCCTGTAATTATTAGTTGAGCATCAGGCAAATAAACAGCACGCCTGTTAGTTTGTATAATTCCACGGGTCACCGGTCCTCCCCCGGCGTATCCATGATGATAAAAAACCGGCACCGTTACAAATTGGGTTTTTGTAATGTGAATCTTGACGATGATCCACCCTCCAATCCCGCCAGTGACCACGGATGACCCTGCTGCGCGAAGTCGTTCACCAACTCGCTCAATTACGTCTGTTTCAAGGTGTCGCAAAATTGAAAGCTCATGGTTACCTCGCCCCATGAACGCAATGTTGGGAGCCGCAAACTCGCAAAAGTCTGCATACCCCTCGACAATCTTATCAATGTAGTTGGGTGCGTCATGTTCCGGGCGAATATCGTTTCTTGCGCGGCGCGGGTCGTAGCGTCCCTGCATCAAGCATAGTTGGTCGCCTCCTTTAATAATTGGCGCACCTTCATCAACCGCCTGCTGCATATGCTTTTTGATAAGATCTTGATCGCTATGCGGATTATCCCAGTGCTCATCAAACTGCAAAAGCATCCGCACCGGCTTCCCCACGCCTACCGGTTCTTTAAAAGTTAGCACCGGCACTTTGTTTCGCCGGTTGATTGTAAAAGACGGTTTGGAGGACATGTATCATTTCAGTATTAAGATTTTTGCAGACGTCGCTGCACACGTTCCCACTGGTCGAAAAACAACGACTCAAGGGCTCTAATTACTGATTCGTCCAACTGGTCAAATCCCTTAGCGAAACTCAGACCGCTAAGGTCAAAACAGGCGTGCAGCAACTCATGCCGCAACGTCTCAACAAGGTCTTTACCTCGGAGACCGCTATCTAGCGTGATAAGCTTTTTCTCACAGTGCCAGGATCCATAAGGATCACCGTCAAGGTCTTGGACAACTACCTTTATGGTATGCCCTGCCATGCGAACTGTTTTTGGAAGCGTCACTAAATTTAGTCATCGTTTGCATCCTCCTCAGTTATTCGTTTGCGGGCGTTGTTGAACACCTTGTATGCCCAACGAGAATCTCTTCCCGTGCGCAGACCAATATCTTCAAAACTTGATCCTTCGATTGTCCCCAGCACCGCGTGCCTGACGTGCATGTAACAGTAATCCCACGAAAGGAACCGGTCCGCATGATCAAGGACAAAGTTTTTCGTGACGGTAGCTTCTGTTTCCATCTTCATCTTCAATCACCTGCACTCGAAATGGTTTTCCTTCTCCAAGGTGCTGTTTAATCTTCTCGGTCACAAACACGGCTCCTTTCACCCACTCACCTGTGGGTAATTCTATGCCTGCCATGACGATTTTGGGGTTGGTCGCAAACTTAATAACTTTGGCGCGACAGAATCTCGGAACCATCAATGGTAGAACTTCCGCCGCAGCATAATGGACTTTCAGTTTAGCAATCCCTGTCGGACGAATCATTATTCGTGGGCGTCCGCCCTTTCGCTCCACGTAATACCAGTCATCAGTTGCAAGGTGCCGTTCGCGCAGCTTTTTCATGGTTGCCCCGGAAATATTCATTAGGTCGCACGCTTCTTTTTGAGGCATATCGTGCTCTGTTACTGTTTCGCTCATTTTATCGAGGTGCTCCGTAGCTGGGCATTGCGTTTTGTTGGTATTGCTGCTGCAAAAGTGATTGCTCGTCCATGTGGTAGATGCCTGTCGTGGCGCCGTAGCGAAGGCAATCGATTGGGTCCTTATTTGGGTCACGTAAGCCTGCCTCAAGAGTGTATTCACCAAGCGAGTGGATGACGTTTTCGCACTCTGTCGAAACGTAAAAATGCGGGCGGTTTGCAGCATCTATCGGCATTGACCGGTCGTATGCCATAAGGTTGTTGAGCGCTTGAATGCCCTGCTCAATTTCCGTGCCTTGCGCCCCTTTAACGATGAGCGACGCATGAGTAATAAAGTCCAAATCGTCTAAGTTACTTTGGATGGATTCTACGCCGCCTCGAGCACTTGGCGTTTGAATCTGAGACATACGGGGGTCGATGATGCGCTCGTAAATGGTTTCTCCTTTTTCCGTTGTGTCCGTCGTGATTCTGCCGTCCTCATGCTCGGTGACCTGCCCGCCCTCGAGCGTGTAAAACAGTTTCACAAAGTCTCGAATTCCAAGCCCACGACCCCGCGCCCCGGGTCCGGGTCTCCACTTGCCTTCTCTGTGCTCTACCCACGCCTCATCCGCTGGAAACTCACGATATACAAACCACGTCCCGTCTGCCGTGACTGACACCCAAGTACAAAACCAGTTTTTTGCGCCACCGGGATCGCATAGAAAATATCGGGTTACATTTTCCTGCGGAATTTGCTCAGGAGAAACCACGTTAACCTCCCGTGAGAACAACGGAAACACGGTGGCAGATGACCTAACCGGTATGCCATAAGCTCGAGTAAGAATGTTGTCGCGGGAACTGTTAGCCAAATCCTGGCGGATGCGCTCGTAGCCCCCGAATGGATTTTCAACGGAGTGAAAATAGACGACGTGCGCGTCTCTGTTCTTGCTTCGCTGCACAAAAGGCACCAACTCATTGTCGAGAAGCTCCGCAGGTTTTTCCTCAAGCGTTTCCGCTTGGTGCAAATATTCACGGATGAAATTTGTGTATCCAGTCAGCGGGGTATAGGTGAGAAGCATTTTTGAATTTCGCGTCGCTAATCGGAAGCGCAACGTGTCCACAAGCTCCGGTCCTAAAAGATACTCGTCTAGCCACACGCCCCAGTTCACAAAGCTCTCTTCAAAGCTGCCAAGCTCGGCGCCCTCTAGGATAGATTGATCCTGCTGGAACTGCGTGTAATGCTTAAAGACAATTTGACTGTCGTTGGGAAAGATCAGACTGGAGCCTGCAAACCCGGTCGCACGCTTGTAACTAATGTAATGCGATTTTGACCGACTCGTTTTGCGATACTCAGGGGGCAACCATTCGTAGACAGTCTTCTGCACCTGCCGGATTGAGACCTCTGCATTCTGTGAAAACGCAAAAATTAAACTGCCCGGGTTTTCTGTCGCCGCTTTGATAATACTACGCGCACCGTAGACCGTTTTCCCGCTACGGTTTCCTCCAAGCACAATTAACTCGTTAGTGGCGCCTTCCCCGCTGACCAAACTGTCTGCGGTATCCCAATGAGGCATTGAAAACCCGCAATTTAAGGGGTCATCGGCGGCATTGCGAATCGCTGAATGAAACTGCTGGTGCAACGTCAGCACCTTTTGGGGGTCCATTTTTGCCAACTGCGCAGCAGTCGGAGGCTTTAACACTGGGTGTTCCTGCCACTTAATCATTCAGGTCGTAGAGCATGACAAAACCGTCATCTTTAGATGCTAAAGGCAGAATGTTGTATGCAATCCAATCGTATGCCTCCTCTCGCGACATTCCGTCTTTAATTAAGCAGTCGACTAACTTTTGGTAACTATAGACTAACACTCCCGGGTCCGTGTAACCCATGATTGCATCACTAAGACCTGTCAGAATAACTGCATCTTTTGTTAGCTGCTCTTGCTGTAGGTAACTGATAACACTCATAGCTCATTTACCTTTTCAGGGGGCGTTGACAGCAATAGAGCCGGGTCTCTAAGCAGATCCTGGCTCATTACAAAGTTAAGATATTCCTTCGGGTAACGGATCGGTTCTGTCGCAAATAATTCTTTGGCAGTGGTCCAACCTACAAATGTAAACGTCGGCATCTTGCCGGTCATCAATACGTAGATGTCGCAGGAGCTGTTTTTTTTGTTGGCGCCTACCAGAAGGCTAGTCTTGTCCCACCCAAAAGTTTTAACGTCGACAGTAGCGTCTCCAATCCGCGTGTCTTCGACGTTGTGCGTGTCCATAAGATCAATTTCGCAAGAATAAGGCGCTACGTGCTCGGTAATACGCGCAAATGCAACCTCGCCAGCAAATCCGCTAATGTGAATGTCGACGTCTGAACGCTTACTGACCTTAAGATCCTTACTCTGCCAACGAATGTTGGAATTGTTTCTGCGCGTTCCTACCTTTGTCGCTAAATCGACGTCTTTTCCGTCCAACGTAATCTGATAATTCATCGCAACTGGATCACAATCTGGTGTTCTTCGGTCGCTTTGCCTAAATGCCACCGCAATTTGTCGACGGTGCCCGCAATCCGCACAGTCTGCATCTCGCCGTCGACCTTCTGGTCATACGAAGCGTCCACTTCTTCGCCTATTTGTGGGTGCTTGCTAGGAAGGTAAACCTTGCGAGCCTCTGATCCGTCCGGGGTGACAAACTCAACCGTCATTTGATTGGTCTTCTATCTCCTTAGCCACCCTATCTAACTTATCCTCCGCAAATTTACCCCGCATCCGCCGTGATTTGTTTGCGTTTATCTCCATCTGCTCCCGATAAGAGATTCTGCGCTCGCCCCTGCTCTCGAGGAATCGGTCACACGCTGCCTTAATCTGGTCTGTCATTAATGATTGCCCGCTGCCTTTGCTCATCAGTTTACTTCGTTCATTACTTGTTTCTCGATTGCTTCAAACTCGTGTCCTTCAAAAGCCTCGTAGCAGCGCCAGAACAACCACTTCAACCGATCCTCCCGGTTAGTCTCCTGCCTCATCCCGTCCTCATCTACCACCTGGCGCATGCCCACACCTCCACGCTTGATCTCAATCACCAACTGCTCGTCATTCATACGTCTATTACCTCCTGCTTCGCTGCCTCAATTGCCGCCCGCGCATCTTCCAACGTCACCTTGTGCTCATGGGTAATGACCGTAGAAACCCCATCCAACGCCTGCTTCTTGTCAAAAGTGATCCCAAATCCCATCGCAAGGTCCTTTACCGTAGTCTTCGCTCGCACCTCGTCGTCGTGCAGCACGTCCTCGAGCTTCTTCTCTAGCGCATCTGCCGCTTTTAAAGACAACCGAGTAGCCTGAACCGCCCGGGAATGCTTTGTCGACGCAATCACTTCCGCATGGTCCTGCTGTAAACGCTGCAAACTCTGAGAATTAACCTTAGTCTGCTCAATTATTGTCCGGTGAGGCACCCCACGGCACAGCAGAGCTATTATTGTGCCCGCCCGCTCAGGATCACGGTTCTCTAAACGCTGCCCCTTAGCCCGCCCAACCCCGTTCGCCGCAATAAACGCCACAGAATCAGCAATCTCCTCAGAAAGCCGCAACTCCTCATCTCCTGTAGGCGCTATTTCCATCTCTTCGCTAGCGATAAGCAGGGCGGACCCGTTGCCAAGGCCCGCCCCGCTCTCCACACTATGAACGCAAGCATTACCTTGCTGTCTCCGTTCCATAAAACCTGCTGCTAAGAACGACTACAAAGGCAATCCTCAACATGGTTGTGCCCCCCAATACGCCAGTCAGCAATAGCTAATTACTAGAGAGGTAGTAGATGTCATAGCTTGGTATAGTTATGTAAGTAAATGTCTAAGAATGTATATGCAGTTTCTTAAGCACACGCTCAAGCACACGCTCAAGCACACGCTCAAGCATACGCTACCGGGAATCACGGAAATATCTGCCCGCGTCAAAATCAGGAGCGCTGCTGTGACCCTGCCGATACTTCTCAGCTACAGAGGTGTGCCAGAATAACTGGTAAACAGTAAACGCCCCCTCAATCACAAACGACGAAAGGATAATAGTCAGCACCACAACTACCAGCGTCTCCATTAATGTTCCCCCTCGATCGATCCCACTAGGATATCAAACGATGACTCCACGCCCTTTGCCGGATTTTTTCTAAACTAGGTGGACCGGTTCGGGAGCTGTTAGATCCTGTTAGACCAACCCCCTCCCCCCCTATGTATATGCCCATAACTTCCGACAATACCTATAATGCGTAGTCCAAGTCGTAACTCACTAGGCTCCAGGGTTTTACGTGTGTTTCGCAGTGAATCAGTGAGTCGTAACATACTGAGTGTCAACGGTTAGAATTTGTGCTGTTTTGTAATGAAATGCCTTATTGAGAACCAAAGCAGTCAAAACACAAGATGTAGCGTGCCTGTTGCGTCGTCCCGGGAGCAGTGCAGTGAGTTGTTTGCGCCAGTGACAAACCCTGAAACCGTTCCCCACAGCAATCCCCTTCTAAGGGCTCTGAGCGGTAGGCTTCTGTCTTGCATGGAATCATACT